ATACTTGGTAGGCCAAATGTAATGGTCGACTCGGCTCACGGTCTTGGTGCCACTATTACGGCAACCGAGAGGATTGCTCTATTCGGCGACCTCAAGCACTACGCAATTTTTGATAGAGCTGGTTTCACGATACGTCGCAACGATTCCTTGTACCAAGAAAATGACCAAGTGGGGTTTTTTGCGAGCAGAAGAGGCGACGGGCAATTAACCCTCGCCGCCGCTTTCAAGATGTGCCGAGCCGCCGCTAGCTAGTAGTTAAATAGGAAGGGGCTAGGCGGGGATTTTTAATGGACTTCTCCCGCCTAGTCCCTTGAAGGTGATATATGAAAGTTCGATGCGTTAAGTCGTTCACGCTAAAGGGCGTTCTGTATGTTTCAGGCGAGAAGTACGATATGCCCGTAAAGACGGCGACAGACTATGCCGAGTATTTCGAGAAGATGAAAACGACTCCGAAAAATAAGTCGAAAAAGGCAGAGGAAAACAAGTAAATGGCGACACGGCATTCCTATGCGAGTATCGATGACCTCCGCGATTATCTCGCAGGGTCAACCTATTCGAGCGGATGGACAAGTGACGTTACGATTCTCCGCAGAATCGTAGAGTCTGCGTCAAGTCGCATAGACAATTACGTCGGAATGCAGAGTTTCGGCCCGCGTGTCGAGACGCATCATTTTGATATCGGTTCGGGAACTCTCAGGGATACTCCGCAGAACTTGGTTCCCTCATATTCAGTGACGACAATTGGCATAAAAGATTTCTATCTTTCGGCCATTCCTCTCGACTCATGGCTCATCTCCGTAACCTCTGTCACCTCGTACAAGCAGACGGACCGTACAGAGAGTGAAACATTAACTGCGGGGTATAACGCCGATTACTGGCTGGAACCCTACAATACGACGCCTAAAACGCGTCTCAAGTTAAATGAAGATTCAACGAAATCGTTTCACGCTGGGCAACAGACTCTCGCAGTTGCGGCAACATGGGGTTACGCAAACGACACCGTAAGCGAAACGACCGCTGATGCGATAGCAAGCACCACGGCGACATCGGCAAGCGTATCGAGTGCAAGCAGTCTGGGAATCGCTCAGACGATTCTGATTGATTCTGAGCAGTTATACATAACGGGAGTCAGTGGGAATACGCTAACCGTCGAAAGGGGCGTGAACGGAACAACTGCCGCGACTCATTCTGGTGGTGCTACTCTCTACAGCTATGAATATAACCCTATCGTGGTACAGGCTTGTCTGGATTTGAGTAAGGTCTTTTTTCGAGACAGGGATATGGGAAATACCCTTTCCATAGGTAGCGGCGACGCGGGTATCACGCGCTCTGATTTTGATGCCAAATCAGTTCTCTCAACGCTTGACGAATTTCGTTCTGTAACAGCCTATTCGGAGACCTATTTCTAATGGCTAAATCAAAGGCAACTGCAAAGGGGCCATTATTCGATAATCCTCAATCGCATCTAACCGAAGCGGCCAACCGTGCGCTTACAGATATTGCTGTCATGGGTTCTGTACGAGTCAAGCAACAGCTATATAAAGGTCACGGGCGTATTACGGCGAATTTGAGGGACCACGTTGGTGGAAGTCTAGTTAAGGACTTTCATTCGCAAATAGATGCAGGAGAGGCCCAGCTTGGGGCTAATATCGTTTATGCCAGTTGGATAGAAGGAACTTCATCGCGTAATCCGAAAACAGTATTCCGCGGCTACCATATGTTTCAGAATGTCAGGGATTGGCTATCGAAAGGCTCAAAAGAAATTGACGAGTTATTTGAACAGGCCCTCATCGAGGAATTTAAGTGACCCGCGCGGGGGCAATCGACAGGATTGACGCACTCTTGAGTAGCGTCTCAGACCCGACCTTTACGGCGGTGATGCGCGGAGAGCCGTTAGCAGTAAGCGGAACGCCGCTATGCGCCTTCTGGCTGACCACTCGCACTACAACTCAACTTACTTTAAGAGACGCGTCAACGCTGACGACATTTCTGGTTCGTGTTTATTTCAGAATGCAAGCAAGTCCAGATGTTCGAGAGTCTATTGAACTGGATTTATGGGATGCTTCGGTAAATATCGACACAGCCTTGAGAAGTGACGCAAATCTCGCAGGGCATTGTTCTGATTCTAATGTCGGAACATCCACCACGGGCTATACACAAATCGGCGGCATCGCATACAGAACACTCGACATTCCTTTTGAAGTCGAGATTCTCGGTGAGGTAACAATTACGCCATAGGAGAACGCGATGGCAAAAGTATCTGGATTAAATGTTCGGCTTTACGTCGAAGGAAACGATTTAAGCGGCGATGCGAATGCGCTTGACGGACTCGGATATACGCAAGAGGCATACGAGACGACAACGCTGAGTCAATCAGCGGCGTCTCGAATAGCAGGGCGTGCCGACGGTACTGTCGGCGTCTCGGCTTTTTTCGATGCGGCATCAACTCACATTTCAGCAGTCGCAACTGCTAACAGCGGTAAACTTCCGACGTCTGACCAGAATGTGATGGTGCCGCTGGGGAGCGCAGTCGGCTCTGAGTCTGTCACCTTTGTAGCAAGGCAAGCCGACTATGCAGTCAGCGGAGGTGTAGGCTCGCCCGTTACCGTTTCAGTCTCTTACGCTATCGATGCAGTTGCCCCAGCATTTGGAACAATGACGACATCCCATCTGGACACAATTACATCGTCAACTTCTGGTACTGCAATAGATGATTCTGCGTCGAGTAGTGACGGTGGCTCATGGGGCTATCAGGTGACTGCCCTCTCTGCTGTGGGCGGTAACGCTCGCTGGCATTTGAACCTCCAGCATTCATCAGATGATTCGTCCTATACAGATGTCGCGTCGGCAACGGTTACAGCGTCTGACGGTACTGGAGCCGCAAGCGCAGACTTTACTGGAACATTGAATAGATACGTCAAATACCGAGTGGTACTCGACGCATCGAGTGGCTCAATTACTTTTGCGATTGCTTACACAAGAGGATAAAGAAATTTTTAGGAGGATATTGTGGCTAAACAGACAGGTTTGGGGGATTACATTGCCGTGGATGACAGCGGCGGTACAGCGCGTGACCTCTCGACAGATATCACGAATTACGATGTCGCTATTGCTCAGAACAGTATTGACGCAACGAGTATCAGCAAGAGTGCATTCGAACGACTTATCGGCTTGAATGATTTGACGGTTACTCTTACGGGAGTTGCTGACTTTGCATCGAACTTGGCGCATGACGTTTTCAAGACCCGTTCTGGTACGCGAACATTTGACCTTTGAGTCGGTGGAAATACGTCGACCAATCCCCGCCTTCAGGCAGAGATGATTGTGACAGATTACACGCTTTCCCGTGGTACAGATGGAACGCTCGGCTGGACTGCTGGGCTTGCTCTACAGAGCGGAACAACTCCAGCTTATGACACGGTGCCATAGTGGTTACCGTGAAGGCACAGGCGTTTATTGTCGAACGTCGTGAAGCGGTACTAACCTTTCCTGAGGAAAGCGATTATCACGGCGCAGAGATACGCGCAAAGCTTGATGTTGATGTCAGGACGTTTCTCGAACTTCAGGCAATCGGCGACGATGCGAATGCGGAGGAATTACGAGACGCGTTCACGTTGTTTGGCGAGGCTATTGTCAAGGAATGGAATCTTCAAGATGAAGATAATAAACCTGTGCCAGCCACGGGCGACGGATTTATGACATTACCTCCCGCATTCTGTACGTCGGTAATCGGAGCGTGGGCAGAAGCCGCGTCAACAGCGGGAAAAGTCTAGAGGCGAAGGTTCTCAAGTGGAAAGCAGTCGCTGGAGGTTCAGACCGTGACGGTAATCCTATCGAGAAACCGAGCGAACTCGCATGGGCTGAACTAGTCGACAGCATTTGTGAGAAGTACGGGAAACTCCCGTCAGAAGTATTCGCCGAGGATGTCAGTATATTGAGAATGCTCGACTTGGTAGCAAAAGGATACGACGAAAAAAAGAATGGCTAACACAGTCACAATTGAAGTCAGCGCGGATACGAAAAAAGCCGAAAAGAATCTCGGTGGTTTGGGAGGCAAAGTTAAGAGCCTTCAAAAGCCCGTAATGATGGGCGCCGCCGCGACAACTGCTTTTGCGATGGCGGCTGTCAAACTGGGAGATGAGTTCAAAGAAGCAGAGAATACGATTGCCGCTGGAACTGGTGCAACAGGTGAGGCTCTTGAAGCCCTTACAAAAGATTTTGAAAATGTCTTTGCGAATGTACCGAACGACTCTCAAGAAGTCGCAACCGCTATCGCTGACTTAAATACAGAACTCGGTCTATCGGGTGACGAATTACAGAATGCGTCAAAGGCATTTCTCGATATCTCCCGTGTCATGGGGGAAGATATGTCACCCATGATTAAAGCTGTCTCCGATTCGATGGTCGCATTTGGTGTTCCCGCG